GCTGCATAAAGTGGTCATGGATAAAGTTCTTACCCACCGAGGGCACAAAACCATAATGCGTCAAAGTCTGACGCCAAGTGGCATAGTGCTCAGGGCAGGAGAAAAAGCCGAGGTCGTCGCCGTTAACAAGACACGGCGGAGGCGTGGCGACGGTGCCACCCACTTCCAGTCGAGCTGTAAGCTGACGCTCCCAAGACTCATGGTAGCATGCATAGTTGAGCAGACACAGAATCGGAAACGAAAGAACATGGCCCATTAATTGGCCATTCGTTTGCTCAAAATTCTGTACGTCTGCATCATCTAGCATTTTCCACCAGAGCTCGGGGCCCGTCTCGCGCAGGCCTGACTTGGTTGGGGGGTCCGTCATGCGTTGTCCAGTCAAGGGGTCTTCTGTCGGTGACCGTAAGGCCTGGGCAGACACATATGACTCGGTGAGCGATCTAATCGCCCAGTCATACAATTCGGGACACTCGGCCTCAAAAGGCTTAAAGAGTTTCTCGATCAGGTAGCGAGTAGCCGCACCTGACAACGTGTCTGTCGCAGCCGAATAGTCAGCCGACACAGCCGTATAGCAACCTGCGCCCAAGAAATGGCGACGGGTCTCCTCCCACATCTTCTGGATCATGAAAGGGTTGATCGTTTGGCCTGTTAAGGCAAAACGACCATCCCAGACCGGGTCGTGCAGACGCCTCCAAAGGAGTTTCTGCATCGGAACCAGGTTAGCATAATCCAGGACTGCTGGTTTAGAGATCATCCGCACCTTCAAAGGTTCAGATATTGCTGCCGGCTCGACCTCTGGAACACGCTTATCCCAGCCTTCCACCGGAACGTACTCGTGCAACAGGTCATTGACCGTAAAGACGGCGTAGAACGCTGCGACCCTTCGTTCGCGAATCAGGCAGGTGCCGCCAGTGGCGTCACCCTCTACTGCCCATCGCGAGTAGACCACTTCCCGCATGCAACGTAGCTCAGGAACAGCAACGAGCGGGAGCTCCCACGCATTATACGACTCTGGGACGGCCCTTTGATCGGCCTCCCATCGTTGTATCAGGTGACCTAGGTTACCCAAATTTGCGCAGTTGCTCTCAATCGTCGCCTT